CCGCATCGCGCGTAGCATCCTGGTCACTCCGCGCGGAAGGGACAGCGTCCGATGACGCGCTACCGCGAACGCCTACACGCCGGCGAGTTCGCATCGCCGGCCGGCAAGGAGGAGCACACCGTGACGAGGACCCCCGCGACACGCTCGCGCACGGCCACACGCACGCGCTCGAGCCGGCGCCCCGAGACGCCGACGCCCGAGCCGACGTCGCCCGACGGCGGCGACGACGACGGCGGCAACGGCGGCGACGACGACGAGTAGTGAGCACGACCGACCCGGAGACCTGGACCTACGCCGAACGGCGCGCGGCGGGCTACTACGAGCAGATCGCCGCCGACCGCGCCGCTGAGCGCGAGGCCGAGCTCGCCGCTGCAGCGAAGGACGTTGACCCCTACGGTCCGCGCACGCATATCCCGCTCGGCTCAGACGTCGAGCTCGAGGACAACGTCATCGACTGGAACGAGGAGCAGGGCGGCGTCGGCTCGCAAGGGCCGCCCGGCCCGCCTGGTCCTGCCGGCGCGCAAGGCGCGACCGGCGCGACGGGCCCCGTCGGGCCGCGAGGGCTCACCGGGCCGCCCGGCACGCAAGGGCCGACCGGCGCAGCCGGCGCAGGCGGCGCGAACGGGCCGAGCGGCGCAACCGGACCCGCAGGCCCGGTCGGGCCGGCAGGCCCGCAGGGCGCAACCGGCACCGGCATCACCTTCAAGGGCACGGTCGCCGCCGTCGGCAACCTGCCGAGCGCCGGCAACGTCAACGGCGACGCCTACGTCGTCGAGGCGACCGAGGAGCTCTACATCTGGGACGGCACCCAGTGGGTCAACGGCGGCTCGATCCAGGGGCCGCCCGGCCCGAACGGGCCGCAAGGCGCGACCGGGCCGACAGGCCCGCAAGGGCCGCAAGGCAACGTCGGCCCGGCCGGCGCGCAAGGCGTGCAGGGCATCACCGGCGCTGCTGGCCCTGCCGGCGCGCAAGGCCCGCAAGGCAACGTCGGCGGCACCGGCCCCGCCGGCGCAACTGGCGCCACCGGCGCAACTGGAGCGACCGGCCCGCAAGGACCGGCCGGTGCAGACAGCACCGTCCCCGGCCCGCAAGGACCGAAGGGCGACACCGGCGCAACCGGCCCCGCAGGCGGCGGCGCGCCCTTCACGCTGGCAGCGAACCTGCCCGCCTCGCCGACCGACGGGCAGGAGGTCATCCTCGTCGACTCGCTGACCGCGCCGACGTACCAGTGGCACCTGAAGTGGCTGGCCGCCGCCGCGCGCTGGCAGTGCCTCGGCGGCCCGCCGCTCGCGAACGAGAACCCCGGCACGAACACGCTCGGCAACGTCGCCGCCTATGCGCCGCTGCCGACCGCGACGGCGACGATCACGATCCCGCGCGCCGGACACTACGACCTCACCTTCGGCGCGACGCTCTCGGGCGGCACCTGGGATCTCGCGCTGCATAGCGCGTCGATCACGCCGGCCGACGTCGACTCGTTGTGGGTCAGCCAGGCCACGGGCGTCGGTTCGTATCAGAGCCGCACGCTCTACAACCGCGCGTGCGCCGCCGGCGACGTCATCACGCTCTACTACAAGGGCAACGTCACCGGCTGGGCGTGCAACTGGACGAGCATCGCCGCCGTCCCGCGGTGGGTGACATGAGCCAGTTTTTTAGACCGCCCGGGTCGGCGGTGACCCCCGCAGTCGCCTCCCCCCCCCGCATCGCGCGCGCGCGCGCGGGATCGACGACGCAACGCGGCTATGGCGCCCCGCACAGGGCGAGACGGCGCGCTCTGGCCGGATTCGTTCGGTTGGGGGTCTTGGCGTGTTCTCGGTGCGGACATCGCATCCGGCCGGGCGAGCCGTGGGACCTCGGGCACGTCGACGGCGACCGGACGCGCTACTCCGGGCCGGAGCACCGGGCCTGCAACCGGGCGACCGCCGCGCACGGCGCCCGCAAGACCTCGAGGTCGTGGTGAGCGCGATCGCCGACACGCTCGCCGAGCTGGCCGTGCCGATCGACTCGGTGCGCGGCTACGGCCGCAACCCGCGCCGCGGCGACCTCGACGCGATCAAGCGGTCGCTCGAGGTCAACGGCCAGTACCGGCCGATCGTCGTCAACCGGCGCACCGGCGAGGTGCTCGCCGGCAACCACACTTGGCGCGCCGCGGCCGAGCTCGGCTGGCCCGATATCGCGGCGACGTTCGTCGACGCCGACGACGAGCAGGCCGCCCGGATCGTGCTCGCCGACAACCGCACCGCCGAGCTGGGCGGCTACGACGACGCCGAGCTGGCGGCGCTGCTCGAGTCGCTGCCCGGCCTCGACGGCACCGCCTGGCAGGACCGCGAGCTTGAGCGGCTGCTCGCCCGGATCGAGAAGGCCGGCGTCGACGCCGGCCGCGACACCGAGCCGGCGCCGAGACCGGCGCGGCCCAAGACCAGACGCGGCCAGCTCTACCAGCTCGGCGCGCACCGGCTGCTGTGCGGCGACGCCTCCAAGCCGGCCGACGTCGAACGGGTCGTCGCCGGCGACGCCCTCGAGATGGTCTGGACCGACCCGCCCTACGGCGTCGACTACGTCGGCAAGACCGCCGACAAGCTGACGATGCGGAACGACCGCCGCGGCCGCACGCTCGAGGAGCTCGTCCGTGCCGCGCTCGAGCTTGCGCGCGACTGCACGCGGCCGGGCGGCGCGATCTACCTGGCGCACGGCGACAGCGGCGCCGACCTGCGCACCGCCGCCGAGCAGGCCGGCTGGTCGATCCGCCAGACGCTCGTGTGGGTGAAGCAGACGTTCGTGCTCGGCCGCCAGGACTACCACTGGCAGCACGAGACCGTGCTCTACGGGTGGCGGCCCGGCGCGGCGCACCGCTTCCGCGCCGACCGCACCGAGACCACGCTCTACGACGACGAGACGATCGACGCGCTCAGCCGGCGTGAGCTGCAGGAGCTCGTCCGGCAGCTGCGGAACGAGCGCGGCACGACCGTCGTGCGCGAGGACCGGCCGAACCGCAACGATCTGCACCCGACGATGAAGCCGGTGCCGCTGATCGCCCGGCACGTCTCCAACTCGAGCCGGCCCGGCGCCGTCGTCTACGAACCGTTCGCCGGCAGCGGCTCAACGATGCTCGCCTGCGACAACCTCGGCCGCCGCTGCGTCGCGCTCGAGATCGACGCCGGCTACTGCGACGTGATCGTCGACCGCTGGCAGCGCCATACGGGCGAGAAGGCGGTCAAGCTGTGAGCCGGCCGCTCTGCGCTGCGACGACCAGGCGCGGCGCGCCGTGCCGCAACCGCGCCCTCGACGGCTCCGACCGCTGCCGGGCGCACGCCGCGCCGCGGCCCGACGCCGAGACGGTCACAACGCTGGTCTCGATGCTGCGCGCCGGCAACTACCTCGAGATCGCCGCCCGCGCCGCCGGCGTCCCGCTCGACGAGCTGCTCGAGCATCCCGACCTGCGCGAGGAGATCGAGACCGCCCGCGCCGAGGGCGAGGCGCGCGGCGTCGCCCGCGTCGCCGCCGCCGCCGCCGAGAACTGGCAGGCGGCCGCCTGGCTGCTCGAGCGCCAACACCCGGGGCGCTGGGGCCGCCCAGCGCTCCGGCTCGACGACCGCCCGGCGGCGCCTGTCTCGGGCGCTGACGGCCTCGACGAGCTCGCCGGCAAGCGTCAAGCGCGCAGGGCGGGCCTGGCATGAGCGTCGTCGAGGCCGCGATGCCACGCATCCTCGTCGCACCCGACTTCGGCTCGAGCGCCGGGCAGGAGGCGATCGAGCTCGCCGCGCTCGCCGGCCTCTACCTCGACCCGTGGGAGGCGTTCGTGCTCGAGCACGCCCTCGGCGAAGGCGCCGACGGCCGCTGGGCCGCCGCCGAGGTCGGCCTCTGCGTGCCCCGGCAGAACGGCAAGAACGCCGTGCTCGAGGCGCGCGAGCTCGCGGCGCTGTTCCTGCTCGACGAGCACCTGACGATCCACTCGGCGCAGCAGTTCAAGACCGCGAAGGAGCACTTCCTGCGGCTGCTCGGCCTGATCGAGTCGACGCCGGAGCTCGAGCGGCGCCTCGCCCGCGTCGTGCGCACGCACGGCGAGGAGGGCATCGAGCTGCGCGACGGCAAGCGGATCCTGTTCTTCGCCCGGACCAAGAGCGCCGGCCGCGGCTTCTCGGCGCCGCTGATCGTCTACGACGAGGCGATGTTCCTCGCCGAGACGTCCGTCGGCGCGCTCACGTTCACGCAGGCCGCTCAGCCGAACCGGCAGCGCTGGTACGCCGGCTCGGCGGTCGACCAGCTCGTGCACGCCGACGGCGTCGTGTTCGCCCGCGTCCGCGAGCGGGCGCTCGCCGGCAGCGACCCGCGGCTCGCCTACTTCGAGTGGTCGCACGACGCCGACAACCCGTCCCTGGTCGACCCCGACACCGCCGCCGACGAGGCCGTCTGGGCGGCCGCGAACCCCGGCTTCGAGATCCGCATCAGCCCGGAGGCGGTCGGCGACGAGCTAAGGACCTTGGATCGGCGCACGTTCGCGGTCGAGCGGCTCGGCGTCGGCGACTGGCCGGCGACCGAGCCGGACGGCAACACCGTGATCCCGCTCGAGCGGTGGGCGCAGCTGACCGACGAGGAGTCGCAGATCGCCGGCGCCGTCTGCTTCGCCTTCGACGTCTCGCCTGACCGGTCGACCGCGGCGATCGCCGCCGCCGGCCGCCGCCGCGACGGCCTCCGCCACCTCGAGGTGACGCATCACCGCCGCGGCACCGGCTGGGTGGTGCCGACGCTGCTGGAGCTGCGAGAACGGTGGGAGCCGGTCGCGGTGATGGCCGACGCGACCGGGCCTGCCGGCACGCTCGTGCACCGCTGCGAGGAGGCCGGCTTCGACGTCGAGACCGTCAGCGCGCCCGACCACGCGAAGGCGTGCGGGCTGCTCGTCGACATGGTCGACGGCGAGGCGCTGCGCCACCTCGGATCCGCCGAGCTGACGTCGGCGCTGAAGGGCGCGACGACCAGGCCGCTCGGCGACGCCTGGGCGTGGTCGCGCAAGAACTCGACCGTCGACATCTCGCCGCTCGTCGCGAGCACGCTCGCCTTGTGGGGCGACGCGACGCTCGGCTGGGATCCCGACAGCGACCCGAGGATCTACTGATGCGGCTGTGGCCGACACGCAAGCGCGAGACGCCGCCCGACACGCCGCTCGACCCCGACACGATCCTCGACTGGCAGGCCGGCGCGTTCGGGGCGCTGCTCGGCGGCATCCCCGGCTCGCCGCCGTGGTCGCCGCGGCTCGCCGACCGCGTCTGGGTCGCGAACCGCTGCATGCAGCTCAACTGCCAGCAGATCGCCAGCATGCCGCTGCGCTTCTTCGGCGCCTCCGAGCCGGCGTGGTGCTCGAACCCCGACCCGGTCTGGTACCCGAACGGGATCGACGACGCCGTGTTCTCGGCGGCCTGGGCGATGTACTCCTACGGCGACGCGTTCCTCTACGTCACCGACCGCTACGCGAACGGCTACCCCGCCGCCTGGACGCTGCTCGAGCCGTGGTCGATGAACGTCACGCTCGTCGACGGCCGCCGCGAATACCGGTCGGCCGAGGTCGAGCTCAACCACGAGGACGTCGTGCAGATCAGCCGCGACTCGCGCGGCGGGCTGCGCGGCACGTCGGCGCTCTGGAGTTACGCGTCGGTCACCTGGGGGATGCTCGGCGGCGCCGAGCTCGCCCGGCAGCTGGTCGGCGGCGCCGGCACCGTCCCGAACGCCGTGCTCAAGTCGACGCGCAAGCTGACGCAGGAGCAGGCGACCGCGATCCAGGACCAGTGGGTCGCCGCCCGCGCCCGCTCCGGCGTCGGCGCGCCGGCGGTGCTGCCGCCCGAGCTCGAATTCCAGCAGCTCAGCTTCTCCGCGCAGGACCTCGAGCTGCTCAACCTGCAGGAGTACGACGCCCGCGCGATCGCGACCGCGTTCGGCGTGCCGGCGTACATGATGAACATGCCGCTCCGCGGCGGCCTCACCTACCAGAACCCCGAGACGCTGTTCGAGGTCTGGTGGCGCACCGAGCTGCGGCCGGCGTCGTCGAAGATCTCCCGGGCGCTGTCGGCGAACATGCTGCCGCGCGGCTCCTGGGTCGAGTTCGACGCGCGCGCCGTGCTCGCCCCGACGTTCCCGAACCAGGTCACCGCCTGGCTCGAGCTGCAGAAAGAGGGCGTCGTCACGGCTGACGAGGTGCGCGCCGCCGTGCTGCACCTGCCGCCGCTCGCGCAGGGCGAGTCGATCACCGAGCTGACCGAGCCGCCGATCGCCGACGCCTCACCCGCCGACCAGCAACCGACGGCGACCGTGCAGGAGCTGCGGCCGTCGATGACCGTCACCGCAGGAGGTCCACTGCTATGAGAACGCTTCTCCGTCAGACGACGCCGGCCGACGGCGAGGACGAGCCGATGACCGGCAGCTGCGCCAACTGCGGCCACGACGCGAACCTGCACGCCGGGCCGATGAACGACGGCGCCTGCACCGCGCCCGGCTGCGACTGCCCCGCCTTCGACGACGGCGACGCCGCCGGCGACACCGAGGTCGAGGTCGAGGTCGAGGTCGGGCGGACGGCGCCGCTCGAGCGCGTCACGCTCGTCCGCAGCTTCGACAGCGCCGTCCTGGCCGCCGGCGACGGGCGCACGCTCGACACGCGGATCGTCCCCTACGGCGTGTCCGCGATCGTCGCCGACCCGCCCCGCTTCAAGGCGTACCGGGAGGCGTTCACGCCGGGCGCGTTCGAGCGGCAGATCGCCAACCCTGACCGCGTCCGCGTCTGGCTCAACTTCGAGCACGAGCAGGGGCTCAGAGGCATCGTTGGGCACGGCGTCGCCCTGCGCGACCAGGCCGACGGGCTGCACGGCCGCTTCCGCGTGCACGAGAACGTCGACGGCGACAAGGCGCTGCAGCTCGTCCGCGACGGCATCCTCACCGGCCTCTCGCTCGAGTTCGTCGCGCTCCGCTCGAAGATCGCCGACGGCGTCGTGCACCGGCTACGCGCCCATATCGACAAGGTGTCGCTCTGCCGGTCGCCCGCCTACGCCGGCGCCGAGGTGCTGGCGGTGCGGCAGCGGCCGCTCGAGGTCGAGCGCGCCGAGCCGGCGCTCTCGGCCGACGTCACCGAGCGGCTCGAGGCGCTCGGCGTCGCACCGCTGCGCCGGATGGCGACCACCTCCAAGCCGTGGGACGGCTCTGCGTCCCGCTTCAGCGACGAGCAGTACACCGCCTCGACGCTGTTCTGCCGGCCCGGCGACGGCGCGCCCAAGGAGCGCTGCTCGCTGCCGGTGCTCGAGCCGGACGGCACGCTCAACGTCAACGCGCTCGGCGCCGCCGCCTCGGCGCTCGCCGGCGGCCGCGGCGGGCTCGCGAACGCGACGCAGGCGATGCGGGCGACCGCCGCGCGCAAGCTGATCCGCTACTACAACGCCGTCGGGAAGGAGCCACCGGCATCGCTCGTGACGCTGGCACGGTCCTAGAGACACCGGTCGAGCTGCTGCAGCATCCGGTCGAGTTCGGCTACCTGCTCGGGCTGTACCGCGAACGGCAGCCGCGTCGCGTGCTCGAGCTCGGCGCCGGCGACGGCGGCACGCTCTACCACTGGCTCACCGAGGCGCCAGACGGCGCGCTGATCGTCGCGATCGACGACCGGCACCGCAACCGCAACCTCTACCGCGGCTGGGGACCCGAGCACGGCACCGTCGAGCTGGCCGTCGTGACCGGCGACACCCGCTCGCCGAACGCACGCGCATCCGCCGCCCACCACGCGCCCTACGACTGGCTGTTCATCGACGCCGACCACCACGAGCTGCCGGTGCGGCTCGACTGGCAGGCCTACGGGCCGCTCGTCGCGCCCGGCGGGATCGTCGCGTTCCACGACATCGCGCCGACCGCCGACCCGACGATCGAGGTCGCACCGCTCTGGGCCGAGCTGCGCGACGAGTACGACACCGCGCAGATCGTCGAGCCGGGCGGCTTCGGCATCGGCATCGTCTACGTCTGATGTTGTGAACGTCGGCGGTCGCGCGTAGCATCACGGCCAGCAGTACGGCGCACCTTGCCGGGCGCGACGCGGTCACCCCGTCGAACGGCGTGACGGCCCCGCCGCGAACGACCGCTCTGAGGGCAACCCCCGCCGGCCATCGCTAAGCCGACCCCGGAGGTGACCCCGTTGTCTGGAATGAGCACGACTCGCATGCGGCTCGAGCGGCTGGTCGACGAGCGCGAGCGCGTCAACGAGCGGATCGAGGACCGGCTCAAGCTCGCCGAGGACGAGAAGCGCGACCTCAACGAGCTCGAGCAGACCGACCTGACGAACCACCGCACCCGCGTCTCCGATCTCGAGGAGGAGATCGCGGCGCTCGCCGGCGACCTCGAGCGGGCCGAGAAGTCCCGCGACGTGTCGGCGCTGATCCGGCCCGGCGAGCAACAGACGATCGAACAGCGCGCCGACGGCCCCGTCGTCTACCGCACGTTCGCCGCCTACGCCCGCGACGAGCTGATCGCGAAGTACCCGCTGCTCGCCGCCGCCGCCGCGCGCGACCGCTCCGACGTGCCGTCCGTGATGGCGGCCGCCGCCGACCGGCTCGCCCGCGTCCAGCACACGCTCTCGAGCGACGTCGGCGGTCTGACGCCGCAGCAGTACATGGCGCAGATCCTCGACATCATCAACAAGTCACGGCCGGTCGTCGCGACCGCCCGGCAAGTGCCGCTCGCGACCGGCAAGCTGACGTACCCGCGGATCATCCAGCGCCCGCAGGCGCTGAAGCAGACCGCTGAAAAGACCGAGGGCGGCACGGCGAACATGCAGGTCGAGCTCGACCAGCTGATCGCCGACACGTACATCGGCGGCGGCAACCTGTCGTGGCAGACGATCAACTGGGCGACGCCGGACGCGCTGCAGCTCTGGTTCGACCTCGCCGGCGAGGCCTACGCCCGCCAGACCGAGACGGCCGCCTGCTCCGAGCTCGGCACCACGGCGGGCGGGACGGTCTCGCCGCCGCTCGGCACGACCGGCACCGAGGACTTCACCGCCTGGCGGACAGCGGTGATGAACGCGATCGCGCTGATCTACTCGAACACCGGCGGCCGGGCCTCGACGAACACGCTGTACCTGTCGGCCGACCGGTTCTTCGCGCTCGCCGCGCTCGGCACGGCCGCCGTGCTGCAAGTGTCGGCGGTCGGCCAGCTCGACGTCGCGGCGCTGACCGGAAGCTGGAACGGCCTGCGCGTCGTCGGCAGCTACGGCTTCGCGCCGCACACCGGCGTCGTCGGCGACAGCAACGCCTTCCTCGTCGGCGAGACCGCCGGCGCACCGGTCGAGCTACGCACCGTCGAGCCGGCGATCGGCGGCATGGAGGTCGGCGTCATCGGCGCCTTCAAGTCAAAGGTGTTCGACCCGGCACGGTTCCTGCACCTGAGCTGAGGACGTGCGGTGGCCTACACCGACACCGACGAGCTCGCCCGCGTCCTGCGTCTCCGTTCCCCGACGGAGGCGCAGGGCACGGCGATGCAGCGCGTGCTCGACAGCGCCGCGATCGAGATCGACTTCGAGTGCTTCGGCGGGTCGGTCGACCCGGTCGCCGGCACGATCAGCCCGGCCGGGTCGTTCGGCACGCCCTACCCGGCGCTGGCAGTCGAGGTCAACCTCGAGCGGGCGGTCGAGCACTGGCGGCAGCAGGAGTCGCCGTTCGGCGTCATCGGCCTCAACGAGACCGTGCCGATCATGACGGCGCGCGACTCGTGGGACCGGCACGCGAACAAGCTCGCCCCGCTCAAGTCGTCGTGGGGGATCGGGTGAGCGGCTCGCTGAACGAGATCATGGCCGCGATCGCCGGGCAAGTGAAGGCGGCGCTCGAGCCGAACCTGGCCGGCGTGCAAGTCGAGCCGGAGATGGTCTCGAACCCGACACCGCCCTCGATCGACATCTACCCCGCCGACCCGTTCCTCGAGCGGACCACGTTCGGGCCGGCGGGCAGCTACGAGGCGACGTTCATCGTGCGCGCCCGCGTCTCGGCCGCCGACCAGGTCGGCGGGCAACAGCTGCTGCTCGACCTGCTCGACCCGCGCGGCGACTACTCGCTGCTCGACGCGCTCGCCGCCGACGCGACGTTCGGCGGCGTCGTCGACGACTCGACCGTCGACGGCGGCCCGTCCGGCTTCCTCAGCTACCCGGCCGAGGGCGGCGGCGACCTGGTCGGCGCCGAGTGGCGCACCCGGGTGGTGCTGTGAGCCGGCTGCTCTGGCTGTCGAACGCGCCGTGGGGCGGCTCCGGCTACGCCGA